TCCATTCTTTTATAACACGGGTATCTACCTCTCTTTTTTTAGCAACCCACTTCGTCGGCATCGCGATCTTGTCTATGACAGATCCATTAAATTTAGAAACGGCACAGAGACCCCCATCTAGTCCGTTATCAATTCCGATTATCAAAACAAATTCAAAGTAATTATTAACCCGTTCCCTTCTGCTGGAGCATAGACAAATACATTTTTTGGTAAGGCTTGTAAAAAGAAAACTTCTTTAGCATTTGATGGGTTGACTCGGTAGAATGCCCCTTCAAGTTGTTTTATTGTAAAGTAAAAATCATTCTTCTGATAATCCTCTTTTCTGATGATTACTTTGGGATCACTGATAAGCTCTTTATTTCTGAATAGGGTCATCACTTTTCTACGATACTAGTGTCTAAAAAACAGGGCGCACTCGGTCCTAAGTCTGCGTCAATAAGTTGGGTCAAAGCGAACTTAGCATCCTCCTCTGTTAATCCATGCTCTTCTTGCAGTAAAGTGCTTGCAATAGAACTACTATAACAAGCTATGGGAGGTCCAGTCGCTAATTCAACAATCCCAACTAGTGCTGGCTCAAGCTGATGAAAAAATATTACTTCTGCAAAACCCGTCTCTCTGTAATCATCTGAAGTCACAGACCTTTTATGGTATGGATCTTTTTGGGGGTTGTAGTCCCAAGAGAAATTATCGAAGTTATTTATCATTGGATTCAATATCTATTACAGTCCCATTACCCCTATCTGCTTTCTTATTGTTTAGGATAGAAATATCAATCTGCATCCTGCTCGACCCCCCTCCTGTCTTAGAGTTAAGACCTAAGTTTCTTCGGATAAGCTGGTCTAATTCAGAAAGTTCACGGACGTTCTTTGGCCCTTTTAAGTTATTCATGTTGTCCCGAAGAAGTTTGATTCCGGCTGCTGCGATGTAGTGCTGATATTTCTCAGCGGGGCTACTTTGACTTTCAGCGATTTCCATCATTGTCTCATCCTCTTCTAAACGAGCATCGTGCTTCGCCCTAAGAACCGCTTCATCAGTCATGTTTTCCAAGTTCTGTTCAATCTTATCGCCCAACTCATCTACAGGTTTTTCATCTGTCTCGATGTCTTCGGTCTTAACAGTCATATCCAACCCGTTGTTTCTGGCTGGAATTCCTTTCTTTTTGAACCACCTTCTAACCGTCCCTGCATGAACTCCCAACTCTTTAGCGATGGAACTTGTTTTCCAGTCTAAATTGTAGAGTTGAACGGCACGGTCTTGAATGTCTTGTTTGGAATTGATACCCATTTTTTTCTGTTCTATTGTTTTTAATAATTATGGCTTTAAAAGAAGAAAGGAGCAAGCAGTTACTCGAACCGAGAATTGACCCACAGACAAAGAAAATGGATGTTGGTGGTTTCCAACTACCTCCCACTAGTCTGATAACCGCACTCCTCTATGGATTCGCTAACCATGAATCTGTCGTTGCTAAGGAATATTACTTTTGGCGGATCTGCGATGAGTTGTGGAATCACGATGACTTGCCTGACAAACTGTGCGTTCGCCATCCTTGGGCGGAGATGATGATCAAAGCAGCACTCGAAAACAAATACCTCGCAATCGGGGGGAGTGCTTCGTCAGGAAAATCTCATATTATGGCTGCTTGGGGAATCGTAAATTGGTTATCCCAACCCCAAGACACGCTTGTTCTTATGACTTCCACCACGCTTCGTGAAGCTCGAAAACGAATCTGGGGTAGTGTGATGTCTCTCCTAACCGTGATTGAGGGCGCACCAATCAAGATACGCGATTCAATTGGAAGTGCATCTTACGTTAATGAGAAAGGAACACTCATTGAGAGGGCGGGGTTGTCTTTGATCTCAGCGGAGAAGAGTAAAACTAAAGAAGCTGTTGGCAAATTCATTGGTTTAAAACAAGCGAGGGTGATCCTTATCGGAGACGAATTATCAGAATTGTCAGAAGCTATTTTGAACGCTGGTCTCACAAACCTGTCCAAAAACCCCTCATTCCAGATGATCGGGATGAGTAACCCCAACTCAAGATTTGATGCGTTTGGAATATGGTCCACTCCAAAAGACGGTTGGGATAGTGTCGATACAAATACTGCCGACGAATGGGAAACAAAATGGCATGGCAAATACATTCGACTAGATGGCGAGAGATCACCAAACATTATAGCTGGAGAAGTTATATATCCGTGGCTCCCCACCCAAGAAAAACTTGACGAAGATAAGGCGCTATTGGGGGTTGAGAGTCGGGGGTATATGCGAATGGTTCGGGCAGTATTTTTTGATAGCGACGAAACCACTGGCATCTACACAGAAAATGAACTGACTTCTAGTGGTGCTTTGAATAAAGTGAACTGGCAGGGAAACACCGTAAATCTAGCGGGTCTGGACCCGAGCTTCACCAATGGGGGGGATCGAACGTGCCTAGCTTTAGCCAAATGTGGGTATGACACTACTGGTCAGTATGTTATAGAGTTTGGGAAAATCATTCATTTAAATGACGATGCCACAAATAAAGCCGTTCCACGAACCTATCAAATCGTTGAGCAGATTCAGAAAGAATGTAAAAAGCACGGTGTTCTGCCAGAGAATCTAAGCGTTGATGCCACGGGTGCTGGAGCGCCTTTCTGTGATGTGCTTGCTGGAGAGTGGTCCAACAAATTTATGAGAATTTCTTTTGGCGGAAAGGCTAGTGATAAGCGTGTTAGCGCAAATAGCTCTAAAGTCGGGGCTGATTTGTATGTCAATCGTGTGTCAGAGCTATGGTTTGTGGGAAAAGAATTGATGCGAACCAAACAAATATTTGGGATTGAATCAGAACTAGCTCAAGAAATGACCTCAAGAAACTACGACATGGTGAAGAGCGGGAGTCTCCGCATGAAGATTGAATCTAAACCGGAGTTCAAAGCTCGCTTCGGAAGGAGTCCAGACCTCGCTGATGCGGCATTCCTTGCTCTCGATTGTGCTAGGCAACGACTTGGTTTAGTGGCGGTAGACCCACCAGACACACCAAATTCTGCAATGCCTCATCGGAGGACTACTATAAAAAACCTAAGGAGTGCTTTGCAGAACAGTGAAACCACCCTCATTGATTGACTTTCTCTTGAAAATACCTTAAATTTAAACTATGTCATTCTTGCAAGATCTTTTAAAGGGCGGAAAAGATGCAGCCGAAAGCATCGGCTCTGGGTTTTCACAAGGCGCTCAAAGATTAATCTCCGCTTTTGATAAGCAAAAGCCTATAAGAAAGAAGGACCGGAAGTTCTTGGATAACTTGGATCGTAGAGTTATTAGATCCCTTTCAAAAGAAGACGAAGACGTAGACGAAGCTGAAACACCTGAGCAAGCTAGGTTGAACCAAAGAATTGGTTTGAGGGATGATATAACAAACGCTTTTAAATTGAGAGATCCTGATGCGCGGGAGGCAGAACTAAGTCGTATTAGAGAAACGGGTATTGATCCTGATGGTGACTTTGGGATTGACGAATCGGCAATGGATCGTGAGATCCTTGAAGAGCGTAGGAATTTTGTTGGGTCGAGGATAGAAAAGATGCAAGCTAATAGAGATGCGAAAAAAGCGAAACAGAAAGCTGATTATGATGACTTCTTTGCTAGGGCTAACAGTCCTAACAGGACGTTGGGTGGTGGGGGTCGCCTTGGGGAAACGAGGAACCTCTACTCTAGGAACGGAAAATTAAGAATAGCGGATCGATTACGTAAAAAAGGATATGGTAGAGCCGCAGAAGCTATTGCATTGGACTACGGTCGTTCAGCAGAAGCTTCAGCTCCCGCAATTATGACACCAGCTCTGCGAGCTAAGATGGATCGGGATGCAGCTACCGCTGCTGAAATACGAAGTATGAACGATGGTTATACACAACGATTAATCCGCTTATCCGACGAAGAACTCCGAGGAGGCGGAGGAGGAAGAAATCGTAACAGGAGAAATCGTAACGGGAGAAATCGTAACGGGAGAAATCGTAACGGGCGAAATCGAGACGTTGTTCAGCAGTTTCGAGGAGGTGCTTTAGCTAGTGATACTAGGCTTGGTTTTGGATCTAATAATAACCGCCGCAACCGCCGCCGATAATGTCTGAATTTAATTTTGAGCGGGACATCGCACCCGAAAGAAACACCTTTGGGTTTACGGCAAGAGAATCTGCATTCGCAAATGCGAAAGCTGATCAACAGATCATGCCCCAACTTGACTTGATGATTAAGTTGCGGGGGCAATTAAGGCAAGAAAGAGCGGCTGATCTTGCATACGAGGCGAGCATTTTTGACTTTAAACAAAGAAAAAGAATGCTTCGTGATGAGCGGGAAGCGGACCAAAGGGCCGAAGATCTTTTGGGTCAAATTCAAATGACTATGGAAGACGATCAGCTTAATCCTTTTGAGCGGCAAGAACAACTAAGTCTTATCCAACTGCAAAACGCCGACACATTTGCTAATAGTAAAGTCGCGCAACAATCTTTACTCGCGGCGGGTAGCTTCATTGGATCTCAGATGCAGCAGAGAAATGAGAAACTATCTCGTAGGATAAGGAGAAAAGACGAGCGAAAAAGGTCTGCGGACACGACAGGATTAGATGCTAATACTATTTTTAGAATGGAGGCGGAAGAACAAGTCGAAGACTTGAGACAATCTTATCTCGATCCAGATTCTGCTGGGGGTACAAACCTCACGGCAAGGGAAAGAGCTAATCTCAGAAACGCTGGTTTTGCGGTAACTAAAAATATTGAGGAACGTAAGAAACTGGAGAAAAAAGAACGAGAGTCTAGGGAATCTCAAATATTTAATAATGAGGTAGCCATTGCGGAGACAACTCTTGAGCAAGTGAAAGATCTTCTTAGACAAGTAGCAGTCGATAAAAAGTTAGCTGAGGACGGTAATGTAGATTTTGAAGCATCATACGGTGGTCTCGTACTTCCGAATGGGGAATCTCTCAAAGTCCCAGATACGGGAACAGATATTGCTGCTGCACTACAAAAACAATTACAAACAATTCGTTCTCGTACCCTACAAGGGATTGGGGCAAAACGTAGGAAGCGAAATAAATTTTTAATGGGCCAAGATCCTAAAGGAACCTCTACAGGAACCTCTACAGGAACCTCTACAGGAACCTCTACAGGAACCTCTACAGGAACACCTAC